CCGTGATTGCAGCCGTTCCTGCCGCAACCTTGCCCGCCGCCGAGGCTGTGACGATGCCGTTAGGATCGCCAGTGCCGTCGCCAGTGGTCAGCTCAAGATTGGCGCGACGACCAAGACGCTCGCCCAGCAGGTTGCCGAGAATGGTTTCCATTGCGAACACGCTGTCGTCAGCAAGCTCCTTGGAAACACGCAACCATTCGGTATTAAACGGGTAAGCGTTCAGCGTCTTTTCGCCAAAGGTCACATCAGATCCGCCGTCGTCGGTCAGAGTGGTGCCCTCGACATGCTTCACCACGGCTGTCGTGGTGTCGTTGACGGTCGGCATAGTGATTGCGCCGCCGCCGCTGGTCACGATCTCAGTTGTCACGCCGGGATCATACATTGGCCCCCAAGCGAGCATCGACTTGACCATGATGTTGGCTAGTTCGGTCGGGATCGTGTACCCGCCTGCTGCGCTGGTCGTGGTTTGCGCACGATGCTCAACCTCCGTGAAGCCCTGCTCCAGAACGGCACGGGCCTCGCTCGGCATGTCGCCCTTCTGGCCCTGCGCGCGCAGATACTCATGGAACGCAGTGCGATAGTCCATATCGCCGCCCTTGTGGGCTTCGCCGGGCTTCGATCCGGGGCGGTTGGCCTCGCGGTCAGCGCGTTCTTCGGCTTCGCGGGCTTCTTCGGCGCGCTTTTCAGCCGCTTCCAGATTGCCCTGCCGATCAGCGCGGGCCTCAATTTCCGTGACTTCGGCCAGCGCCTTGTCAACAGATTGCTCCGCCTCGGTGCGTTGCTCTTTGGTGGATTTGTCGTTGATGCCGTCCAGCATCGAGCGGGCTTCGGTCAGCGTCTTAGCTGCCTGCTCCCGCAGTTCTTTGATAGTAGCCATTGGTTAGGCCTCCATTTAAAGGATCAGGACGCTTCACAGCGTTCAGTCCAGCGCTTGCCCAATGCGCAGGATGTGGGCCAACAGCGAGAGCCGCCGTTATTCGTATTCGCGCATCCTCTGGTCGATTTGACGCGCAAGAATTTCTTTTGTCCTGTAGCGCAGAGGGGCGCGCTTATCACGCGATGCCGCAAGGCTTCGCAGCGCTATTTCCGTGCCATCATAGGCAGGACTCGTGACGATAGACACGTCTTGTAATGACGCCTTCTTGATCGTCCGCAGCGGCGTGTCGCCTTCCTCGTCCCATTCTTGGACTTCGGGAAAGAATGCAAAGCTCATCTTGTCCAGATCGCCGCGCTTCATCTTGCCTGAGATCGACTTAACGTCTGGGTCGTCAGGGTCCAGCGTGGTTTCGATCTTCAGGCCGTGATCATCCTCGGACAGTTTCAGCGTGCCCGAGCGTGTGCGCGCCAAGGGCAATCCGTCATGGTTAATCAGGAACACCACATCATCACGGCCAATCGCATCCTTGAATGCACCGCGCTCGATCACCTCGCGGAACATGCCGCCAATGTCGGTTTCTTGCCCGAACACTGCGGCGTATCCCTCGACCTTGATGCCATCGGCATCGGCCCTAATTTCGGCGGGAATGCCCCCGCGAATTTCACGCTCCATCGTCTGCGCCTCCTGTCGCCGGGGCTTCCCCGGTTTGCGTTTCCAGCGGCACAGTCGCGCCTTGGATGAATAGCCTGTCACCACCAGCAAGTGGCAGGCGGTTATCTTGGTCGCGCGCCTCGTTCGGGGTTAGCTGACCCGTCTGAATAGCTGTACTATTGCCTGTCATGCGCGTCATGTAGTCGCCGCGCAGAAGGCCATCTAGGTTAAACTCGGCTATGCGGCTGGACCCACGCGGGAACAGCTTCAAATTCATTTCCGCCTCGATCTGCTCAACCCAGCGCTTCATGGTGTGCTTGACAAGGTGAAGGTCTTGCTGCTCAGAGTTGCTGAACGTCGCCCGCGATAGGTCTTGCAGGAACGTGGGCGGCAGCGAGTAGATGCGCGCTATTTCGACAACGGCAAATTCCTGCGTCTGCACAAGCTGCATTTTCTCAGGGTCAGTCCCAAGCGGCTTCAACTCGTGGCCCAAAGGAATCGCCAAGACGTTACCGCCCTTGCGCGCCGCCTCTTTGGTTGCCTCCGCGATGTTTTCCCCAGCGCGCGCCGCCGACTTCTCAGACCCGAACGGCCCCTGAAGGGCAAAGGCTGGTAGGCCACCATTTTTGAACAGCTTAGACCCGTATTCGTTTGCATTGACCGCCTTGCCAATGGCAACCGCACACGTGCGCAGCGGGCTTCTGTGCGTCAGGTGATCCGCCTTAAGCATAAAGGTTACGTCGAGAATATCGGCCTGATCGTAGATCCGCTTTTGGGGCCCATCCGTGCTGACGTATTGCTTTCGACCGTCAGCATCCCGGCGCACAGTGAAGTCGCGCAGCGGAAACAGGTTGATCGCCTGCCCGCGTGCGTCACGCTCAATGTATGTGACCGCGCGCCCTTCGGTCAGAACCGCGACCATCATATCAAAGCGCCACTGAAAGGAAGCCAGCCCCTCGTTGGCCGTATCGTGCAGCATAGATACAGCCGGACTGGTCTTTGATGCCTTAACGCGCTTCTTTCCCGCGTTTGTCTTGTCGTAAACATGCAGCGGCAGGCCCGCAATTGTTCCTGAAATGAAGTTGATCGCAGCCCAGACAGCCGGAACACCGATCGCTTCCTCCATTGAAACAGCCGCAGACCCCGTAATGCCGAACACCTCAAGGAAGTTTGGTGCGGATTGCGTCACGGTTACGGCGCGTGCTTCCGGCTTTTTTCTGCTGAAAATGCCCATTTAGCCTACCACCAATTCAAAATTCTCATCATCCCAAGGCGAAGTCGGGACGGGGTTATCATTGCGCGCTGTCGCAGCGCCCACGGCCATCGCCAGAGCCACCGCCATGTCAATCCGCGCCGTCGCTTTGTGTTTCGTGAACCGCCGCAAGTCAGCGGGTGATCTGTCGAACGTCGCGGACATAACAGCAGACCGCAGCGCTGGATTGATATGCACCCGAATGCGCCCTTCCATGATTAGCGTCTCCAGCTCGTCTACAGACCCCGGCATCCAGAGAGAGATTTCCTCGCCGTCCTCAGTCTCGCGCTTGCGCTTATTCCATCCCTGCGGATGGTCAAGGATCGGGAGGCTTGCGCCCATGTCGCCCAAGATCGCCTCGAAGTCGCCGATCAAATAGTTGTCATAGGCTACAAAATCCAAGTCGTAAGCGTCCGCATCGTCCAGTAAATCCTGCGCGACGAAATCCAGCCGCGTCTTTTTCCCCGGCGTTGCGGTTAAGAATCCCGCGTCAGCCCAAAGGTCATAGGGTGCGCCGTCCCGCTCGGCCCGCGCTTGCAGCGTTTCCGCTGGCGTATAGCCATGCACGAACGCCGCGAACTTGGGCTTGCTGTCCTCGGTCATCCCATCATCGAACAGCAGCGCCTTGGCGGTAAGGTCAACTTTTGCTGAGAGGTCCAGCCCGCCCCAGCATTTCTTGCCCGCGAAGTCCTCAACTTGCAGATCGGGGCATTCAACGCTTTCCCACATCGCCCGGCTGATCCAAGCGCTTTCAGCATCGGTCCACTGGCAGAAGTGCAAGCGCCGGATGCCGTTGGCCTTGGCCGCAATTTGCTTCGCCTGCTTAACTTGAATCGCCAAGTATTCCTCGGTGATCGTCACGCCCAGAAGCGGGTTGGCCTTGATCCAGCATGACGGATCGTTAAAAGGATCGTCGGCATCATCTAGCGCCGCAACATAGCTGAACGTCGTATCGTCCTCGACCTCGCCAGCAGCGACCGCGACCGCGTGCTTGCGTTCCTGCCAGCAGATGCTTTTCCTATCGCTGCCGCTGTTCGTAATCATAATCAACAACGGCTGTTCGCGGAACTTAAACCCGCGCTCGAGGATCTCAATCACGCCGCCGTCTGGATGCTCGTGCAACTCATCTACCAAGGCAAAGTGAGGACGCGGCCCAGAACCTGTCTTTTTCGTCTCACGCGATACCGGGCGAAAGAAGCTGCCCGATTTCATATGCGCGAGGTTGTATTCCCTGCCCGGCCCGCCGCTGCGCCGAATAACCTTGTCCAGTGATGGCGCCTTGTCCACCATGCCGACCGCATCCCGAAACAGGATGCTTGCCTGTTCCTTCGTCGCGCCTGCCGCATAGACCTGAGCGCCCGCTTCCCCGTCTGAAACCATGCCATAAAGGCCAATCGCGCCGACCATCGGGCTTTTCCCCGAACCCTTGGCCATTTCTATGTAAGCCCTGCGAAACCTGCGCTTGCCAGTTGTCGCCCACTTCCACCCGAAAAGTGATCCACAAATGAATTGCTGCGAAGGCTCCAGCGTGAATGGCTGGCCGTCAAACTGCCCATCGCTCAGGCGCAGCACCGTATTGCAGAACCGATAGAACCGCGCCGCCGCGTCCGCATCCCAGACCAGCCCGCGCTTGGGGCCGTCCTCAAGATCGCGCATGTGGCGCTGGCAGGCGTCCCGCACATGCGGCCCAGCGATGATATCACCAGCCGTGACCGCTAGCGCGTAGGCTGTGGCGGGATCCATTACTGAAGAAACTCCGCTGCTGGGTCTGCGCTTTCTTCTTCCGGCGCAGAAACCTTGCTGCGGTCAACAGGCGTCCCGCCCATCGAACTCAGCAGCATCCGCATTTGCGCGAAGACTGCGACCGGCACTTCCTTTTCCGTGTCGATCTGATTTTGCAGCATAACCGCCAGACCGACCACGCGCCGATCAGACCGGCCAAGCCAAGGCATGTCCTCGTTGAACTCATTCCAGATTTCGCGCTGGTCCTTAGTGAACCGTTTAGGCGCTGGCCCCAGAGAACGCACCACAGGCGCGCTGCGCCCCTTGAACCTGCCGGGGCTGCGCTTGTCTGCGCCAGTGACGGACGCCACCTTCTCGGGTAGCCTAGGACGTGCCATAGCTAAATGCTCCAAATTGTGAACGTGTCAAAAGGGG